GGGGAGGGCGTCCCTGGCGACGGATAGACTTCGTCTGAGGGCCAGGCAAGACTTCTACTGTCTTTCGACTTCCGCCAGAAAGGGAATTTTCCCAAACTGGTCTACTGTCGAAAGAAAGAGGCTTACCGGTCCAATAGGCTAATCTACGCCGTTCTGCTTCCGAATGTGCTTCATCCACAATGCTGAAGAGATCCTCACGAGGAGGCTCTGCGACAACAACTATGTCTGCACGTGAGACTCCAGTAACGATTGGGGCGACAGGGTCTGAACCCCGCCACCTTCGAAACCAAGCTCTCTTCATCAGCCCAGCAACAACATATCGAGGCACATTGGCCACGCAAAAGTCCCTGAGAACAATTTCGTGCCGGGCTAGAACCGACACAGCGTACTGACGTACACTATGACGCATTTCTTTTGTACCCTTCCACACCTCCCCGAGGAGATCGACGCAATCATTTCTGAAAGGCCGAAGGAAAGAGAGACAATGTCTCGGGACTAGACTCGAAGTGGGTACGTGGTAAGGCTGACTATTAAGGTCGAGCCAGGTTTTAGAAAAACCGGTCTTCTGGCGGTTAACGACAAGTCCGAAGGTAGAAGTGACTCTCTCCCACAAGTGGAAGAAAGCCTCATCACCTGCGAACATGCAATCGTCGCCGTTAAACCTACCAACCCTCCTCTTGCCTTGACCCCAAGTCAAGTCGCAACAGATGTCGAAGCAAGCCTTGTTGATAAGACAGAGTATCGGGAAGCTCAAGAGATTCCCCATCATCTGCTTTCTTGTCAATAATGTCCGAGTCTTGCGACTCTTGGACATCAAATGAAGGTCGCCCACTGCCGCCAACATCGTTCCTCTCTCCTCGTCAGTCAGATCAGGACACTCGGCTATAACCGACGTAACAGCCTCAGTTACCCAAGGCAATATGTTATCGGTCGCCGCTGAATAATCGCCGGAGATAAAAGACTCTCCATTGCCTACATCAGCAACAATAGCCGCAAAATCCGACTTCTGAACGTCTCCTCGCACACACCAGCCGAACGAAGTAATGTGATCGTAGAGCGCCTGGTGGACGGGAACTAAAACCCGTTTAACACGCGCGCTCTGCATCGTAACTACTCTAAGCTTACCCCTGGTCTTGGCACCCCCAACTCTGATCTCGGAAATGTTACCGTAGTAACCAGAACCGACAGAGATGGTGCCACCGTTGAACCGGGTCTGCTCTA